TGTCTGGTCTACAAAACCTGCAGTAGTTTCTGCTTGTGTATATACCTGTGACTGCTGGTAGTAACGTGCATCTGACTGTACTTTAGTGTAGTGGTCAGCCAATACAAATGTACCGTATGCAATGATACTTACATCGTCACCTACAGCGGCACCTGTGGTTAAAGTAATGTTCGTACCTGTAGTAGCGGTAAAGTCTTCACTTGCACCCTCTACAAGTTTTACACCGTTAAGCCAGACATCTACATAGCCAGCATCGTATGTGGCTGCAAAGACAGTTTGACCTGCAGTAGCTGTATAGTTCTGACGTTCTGCAGTACCATTTACAGAGGAGCCAGCACTTACCCAGCCACTACCTGTATATACTTTCATAGTGTTAGTGGTTGTGTCAAAGTACAAAGCACCCGTAAGAAGTGCATCACCATCATTGTCTACTGTAGGGGCTGTACCCTTAGCACCAAGGTAACGATCATCAAAGCTATCATATGATGCAGCAGCAGATGTAGCACTTGACGCAGCGGCAGTAGCTGAGTTACCTGCGTTAGTCTCACTGGTAGCTGCGTTAGTTGCGGAAGTAGCGGCAGCGGCAGCACTGGCAGCAGCGGCTGTTGAACTACCTGTAATCGTATCAACATACGTTTTAGTAACAGCATCATTAGCATCCGTAGGTGCAGCAAGGCCAGTGACCTTGTTAGACCCCATAGCGATAGCACCTGACATAGTGCCACCTGCGGTAGCTAAACGAGTATCACGCTGTGTGTCAGTGTATGTCTTTGTTGCTGCATCTTGAGCACCAGTAGGATCACCAAGACCTGTAATCTTGGATGTACCCATAGCAATAGCACCAGTCATTGTACCACCAGCTAAGGGTAGCTTGGTAGCAATGCTAGTTGTAATTGTATTAGCAAAGTCTGCATCATCACCAAGGGCAGCGGCAAGCTCGTTAAGAGTATCAAGTGTACCCGGTGCTGAATCTACAAGACCTGCTACTTCGTCATCGACATACTTCTTAGTTGCTGCGTCTAGGTCATTGGTAGGTGCAGTAAGGTTCTGAATAGTAGCTGTAGTGCCAGCGTTCATATTCAGTGTACCATCAATAGTAACATTGTTAAATGTAGAAGAACCCGATGCTGCAGTTACGTTACCCGTTACATCACCAGTTACATTACCTGTAACATTTCCGGTTACGTTGCCAGTGACGTTACCTGTTAAGTCACCAGTTACATCACCAGTGATTGTACCTGTAGCTGAAAGGGTAGTAAATGCACCAGTTGCTGCAGTAGTAGCACCCACAGTTGCACCGTCAATAGTACCACCATTAATGTCTGCCGTAGCTAGTGTAGCCTGTCCTGTTGTAGACAGTGTTGTAAAGGCACCTGTGCTTGCTGTAGTAGCACCAACAGTAGCTCCATCAATAGCACCGCCATTAATATCTACAGAGTCAAGAGTAGCTAGACCAGTAGATTGCAGGGTAGTAAACTTACCTGTAGTATGACTTGCGGAACCAATTGTAGCGCCATCAATGCTACCACCGTTAATGTCGGCAGTTGCAGCAGTAAGGCTTGTGTTAGCTGTAAGTGTAGTAAACGTACCTGCCGCTGGTGTAGTGTTACCAATTACGATGTTATCACCTGTACCAGTAACTGCACCTGTCAAGTCACCAGTAACGTCACCAGTAAGATCGCCTGTTACATTACCTGTAAGATTACCTACAACACCAGCCGTTGCAGTAATAACACCAGTTACGTTTAGTGTACCTGCTACTGTAGCATTCTCATGTACTGCAACTGTATCAATGTAACCTACACCATTAATGTAAAGGTCTTTAAACTCTGCACCAGTAGCACCAAGGTCAATGTCATTGTCTGTAATAGGACGCAGAACGCCATCACGAATACTAATCTGTTCAACAGGTACAGCAGATACTTCTACAAAGAAGTCGATACTGTTATTGCTGTTGTTAACTTCTACTTTATTCTTAGCGTCAACGTCAGCAATGAGGGGTACGTATTCACCCTCACCAGTAGTGCCATCGTGCTTGTGTCCTCCAGATGCAGCGAAGGCATCACGGAGTTGGTTATACTCTGCGTTAATAGGGGCAGCACGTACCGTTGCTGTAGGGATGATGTCTGCTGTAGATTGTCTTATATAACCTGCCACGGTTTATCTCCTGTCTGCTACGCCATACGTAATCGTAATAGCTTGAATAGTATGACTAGCTTTTTGGTTGTCTGTAACATAACTAACGGAAACAGAGTTACCTGAACCGGATACGTTAATTAGTTTCTTTGGGGAAGGGTTACCGTCATAAATATCACCAGCCCCATAAACGGCAGTACCGAATAATGCTGCAGCACCTTCTGTAGAGAAGTCGTATGATGCAGGGTTGCTTGTATTAACATCATCATAGTCATAGGATACACCTATAAAGACTTCTGTATTACCTTCTGACTTCATATACGTATGAATGTTCATAATGTTTTTACGTACCTCTGGGTCTTCCATGTAGAAGTACGGAGTTTGGTAAAGACTAAATATGTTATTGCCTTCAAAAGATATGCCACGTTCTTGTCGATGTACCTTACCCGCACCGTCACCGTGGATCACATGTTCGTACTGACCTATAAATCCACTAGCTACACAGTTAGCTTCAATACCAATAAGCTGGCTGTACTCAAATATACTCTGTTTGTTTTGGCTCTTACGGATAGCACCAATAAGAGATAGAGATGCATCATTCTTAAAGAAGAACCTAAACTGTGACTTCCTGCGAATAACTACAATACTAACATCTGTGATCTGTTCTGACAAGTAATAATTATCAAAGATGTCTTGTATTTCTTTAGACACTGGAGCAAGTTCAACGTCACCAATGCGGTCTGTACCAGAGATAGGGCGAATACCATCTGGCCCTAAGAAGAGCAAGTCACCACCAAACTCTATAACTGTATCAGGTGCTACGCAACCCAAGTTAGATGTAACACTCTGAAGCTGGAAGTCCGCTAAGTTAGTGCCTACAAGCTTCTTAATTGTGTTAGCACCAAAGATAAATAGTTCATTACGGAACTTCTTTATAGCAGTAATGTTGTAGCCTACGTTAATAACACCTGAACCATTAGCAGGGCTAAAATTGGTAGCATCTAGGGGTGCGCTAAAGTATAAGTTGTATGGGTCTGTAGTATCACCAGCTAAGAAGATGTGAGAAGCAAACTCTTCTGCAAACTTAGGACTATTAGGTGCATTACTGTCTGTGATCTGTGTGTATGTAGTACCATCATATGTAGCTGCAGGATTATTACCGTCTGTAAGAAGCATAACTTCTCCAGCCCAGTTATAGTTAACAAACCGCACACGACTTACGTTAGTCATGTCAGGTGAACCAGAAGTAGTTACAGCATCCCAGCTATTTGTAGTGCCATTCCATTTATGTAGATAGTTATACCCAGAAGTAGGTTTTCTGCAAGCAAATATACCATCATTAATGTTACCATTTACATTAACGCCAAGTACAGCGCCTGAGCCGCCCACTGTGCCGTAATCATTTTGATAACCGCTTATACGGCGATACCCACCCGATAGGGCAGGCTCGTAGTTAATCATGCGGATAGCACTACCGCCCATAGCCCCTGCTTGTGTTATGGGGTCCGTATTGGTGACAAGACCACCAGCACAAACCGTAAGGTGTGTACTAAGTCTATCCATTAAAAATTACTTTTAGTAGAATACCCTACTGACTGACCACTAGTAAGAGCAGTAGAGTAAAGTTGGGTTGGACTATCAACAATAAGTCTGCGCATAGACTTAATACCTATAGTAAATTTTTGCTGGTGCATTGCTGCAGATTGTTCATTTGACCTAAAACGCATCATGTACATCATTGCGCCATCAATAACTACATGTTTAAATCTGTTAGGTACTACACAAACATCATCTGCAAGAGTTAAGTCTGCCGGATATTTCCAATAACGATATTCAATTGAGTAGGCTTTATCTGGAACTGGAGTAATTCCAAACTTATCTTCCTGTGTTTTGTATACATGAGTAGGTAAAGTGTAACCATCTACTCCACTACGATCATCATCTGCACGATATGAACGTAAATACATTTCATATGTAAGGGCAGGTAAGGCAGCTGGGTCAGAACCATTTAATGATTTAAGATAAAATGTTTCCCAATCAGCCTTAGAAAAATCTGCGGGAAAATCATAGGAGCCTACACCTGCTGTTAATTCCTGCGTATATGTAACTAGTGTAAAAGGCCACTCTTGTGCCTCTTGCAGTAATTCACGAATAGATGAATTGATTGCATCTTTCGCTACGGACTGAACGTTACGAACAGAATCAAAATCAGCTGAGTTAATTGCAACTTCGTTTAGTCTACGAAGTAACTCATTTACTAGGTTGATGTAAGTAGCCATAGATATCTATCCAATCAAAAGAGTATTGGGGCTACTGTAATAGCAGCCCCAAACTTTATTTTAGGCCAAGTTGTACTTAGCTGTGACAAGAGCTTCTGGACGAAGAATCTTGCGACCGTATAGATGCATACCACGAACAATGTCAGCGAATGAATCTGGATCACGGTAAGTTTCAGTCTTGTTGATCTGCTCGGCAGTTGCTACAGAAGAATCATGACCAGCAACAACTACACCATAGTTAGTGTTTTGGTTTGCTGTACCTGTAGTAGATGCGCCTGTGCCTACAGAAGGAAGGTTGTTTGAAACGTGTACACGGAAACCGTGGAAGTTATTCAAAACCATACCATTCTGGATGCCAGAACCACCGAAGTCTGCATTCAATAGACGTGAATCTTCATCACGAAGTACTTCCATCATCACGGGGTCAACAACGATCCAGCGACCTTGTGTCGGTACATTTTGTGCATCCAACAAACGTGCCATACGTGCAACAAGCATTGCAGGTGAGACATAAGCAGTTGGAAGTGCAGTTGCACCGGGAAGACGTGCAGCAACTGGAATAGAGTGATCCGCAGCACCTGATGTAGTAATGTTACCAAACGAACCTTTGATCAGCTTGTTAGCTGCCAACAATTCGTCAGAACCTGCAGCAGTATTTGCTTTAGTTCCGTTAACGGCATCATTTACTGCTCCTGCATTTGCGTGTAGTGCGGTTTGTTTATAACCAGCCAAATAGCCAAGAACTTCTTGGTCATGTTGGTCAGCCAAACGGAAGGCAGCACGATCAGATGCAAGTGTTTGGAAATTGATGTGGCTATGAGCCTCCTCAATGTCATCCACTTTAAAAGCAAAATAGTTAGCTTTATCGACAACTAACGAGAAATCGTTATCTGTCAAGTCTTGCTGAGTGATAGTTGTACCACGCAGATACGCAGAGACTGAAATCTCTGGCTCTTTGATGATCTTAACTGTGTCACCCATGTTGGCGATTTCGCCAAAATAGTCGTTGTTAGTGATTGCGTCAACAATAGATGCCTTGCGGAATGCAAGTTGCACCTGTTTGCTGTAAATAACAGGCGAGAAGTTGCCTGAGTTCAGGTTGGTATAGCCTGAAGCCTTTCCGAATGCCATAATAATTCTCCTTTAGCATTTAGATTACAGATGCAAACTATTAATTACGTATGCGAAGGCTATGTACTACTAGGGTGCGTTCTTTAGAAAGTTGGCCTACCTTCTATTAAACGGGCCATGAGACATTAGGTTGTCCGATAGAGATTAGTATTGTTTGCTAAGTTATTAATAGTGCCGGGTAACCGTAGTTAATACCTAGCGGGGCCGACACTATTACATTGTACATATAGTTATATCATATATAACTAAGATGTCAATAGGTTTATCGGGCATTTCCCGACATATCGTAAACAAATTTACCTGTACGAATAGATTCCATAATTTCATCGGAAAGGGATTCGTACTGCTGGGCAGACATTTTGTTTACTTGTGACTCAGAAAATACACCAACTTTACTTTCAGTTTCTGGTGCATTGTTTCCGCTACGACTATTTACAGAACGAGCGGCGTCACGATTACTAGATGTTTTCTTTGCCTTGATACCCATGTCAGCTTTATACAAATCAATTGCACGAGAGGCTGAACGAGCATCGCTATCATTTTCATACAGTGCGTCTTGCACCCACTTAGGCTGTTCTTCTACCCATTCATGGAATTGATCACTGTCACGAATATCGCCAAAGTCAGGGTGTGCCTGTAACAATTCAACCTCAGCTTTTTTACGACTAGCTTCGGCTTTCATTTCGTCAATTTCTTTTACACGGTTTTCCAAACCTTCTGCTTGCTCACGTGCTTTTTTAATTGCAATTGTTTCTACAATAGCCGCTACGTCTGGATACTGTTCCGCCCAAGCTTCTATGTCACTATCGGACTTAGGTAGTTTAATCTCTTGCTTAGTAGATTGCTCTAGTTGACGTTCAAGTTGTTTAAACTTTTCGTCCCAAGACTTTTCTTTTTCTTGCATATGGCGTCTAAGATCACCGTAGCGTTTCTTAAAACTCTTATCTTCTGCATTTACAGGTTCTTGATCGTCTTCCTGTACTGCCTCTTTAGTTTCGCCATTCTGTTCAGCAATAAGTTCGTCAAGTTCTTCTTGCTCTTGCTTACGGCGTTCTTCATTAGAGTATTTACGGTTTGCAAATGCTGCAACTTTAGGTGTCTCTACTTCACCTACAACAGTAGTATCATTCATTTTCAGTTCTTTCATACTGGGGCCACCGTAGCCTGTGTTGGCAGGGGGATGAGTAGCCAGTCAAATTAGCGAATTAAATACGTGCCGCTAAACCACGTTTAGGTGTAGGTTCATCTACAACTATTTCTTCATTGTACATATCCATAGATGATAAGTCCTGACCTAGTACTTGACTTAGTACAGCACCCTCAGCAGTACCCTCTAAAGATCGAATAACATCTTTTTGTTCTTCTTCTAAAGCGTTAAACCTAGTAGATACTTCACCTAGATATTGTGTGTATGTTTTTTCTGCCATTTACTTGCCTATCTTTTCCTTAATAACACCAGCTACGTATACTAGAGGATGTATAAACTTACACCATATATTACCTAATATATCATCTTTAGCCTTACCTTTAGTAAGTACATAACGTAGGTGTTGTGTTCTATGCTTTGCTAGTTTAGAACCTAGCTTAGTTAATATAGAACTATTCTTCATACCTTTAACATATGGTTGGAATAACCAATGGTAACCTACTTGGTGATACATTGTCAAGTGCTTTTCTTGATAGACATGCCAGATTTTCATAGCCTGTTGCCAATCTGCAAGCTGTGTCTGCCGATACATTTCCGTACAAACAATTGACTTATCACTGGATGCGCTAGATGTATCGTTACTACCAGTAGTGTTTTTATTAACTCCAGTATATGTACGAGTAAGTTGCTTGCCGCCATTTTTGTTAAGTGCAGGAGTTCCATCTGCATTCTTTTTTGACACCCACTCAAAACCATCACCTGCGTACTGACCACCTGCACTAACGGCACCTTCAGTTTTATTACTAGATGGTTTAGTTTCTACAGTAACTTTGTTGCCGGAGCTAGTAGTTACTTGATCTTTAACTTTTGCACTAGGAGCTTTTGCTTTAGAAGTAGACTTAGAAGTATCCCTATCTTTTTTAGTAGTAACAAGTTTACCCCCTACGTACTCTTTGTTATCAAAGGGCGTAAGTAAATTTTTAGCACTTTGAATAAACGTATTAGTACCTGCAGGTGCAGCTTCTTCAGCAGTTTGCGTAGTGTATCTTTCTTTTACACCATCACCGTCTCTGTCGTAACTAAACTCTTTTGCACCTGCCTTACGATTAGCGGCAAATGCTTGGTTAAATGTTTGCTGCGCAGGATCACCAGCTGGTTGTACACGTTCAGGTGTAAGTCCCTTAGTATCTAACCTACTTGTAGGAACACCTACTTTAGGCATTTTAGGTAGTATAACATCTGGTTGTGTATATACACTTGTATCAAACGCCTGTTGTGTTTGTTGAGCAATACTACCATAACCCTCTGAGCCACCCAAATTTCTAGGGTCAAAAGCATCTGGACCTGAAGCGGCACTGATACCAGCAAGGGTACTAGTATCCACATTTGTACCAGCTGTACCGACTCTAAATTGATTAGGGTCTGTTTGTTCTGAGATAGCAGGTTGAGAAATAGTAACTGGTTTGGCTTGTGGTCTTAAATCTAAATTAGTTACAGGAATAGGTGGTACTACATCTACATTGGGTGGTGGAACATATCCTTTTTCCATAGCCGCTAATTGAGCTTCTTCTAAGGTAGTTCCTCTACCTAAATTTCGAGGTATGTTTAAAAAAGGTCCAGAAGGCTGTGATGTAGACTGAGGTACAGCACTTAGTTTAGGAGCAAAAGAAGGCGCTGACTCTAATTGTAAATTAGGATCGACATCAGAAAGTGGCTCACGTTGACTTCCTTCGCTAAGTAGTTTATCCACTTGATCAAAAAAAACTTCTCTATTTGCGTCTTTAGAAGAATCTAGTAACTCTTTATCTGTTTCTTTACGTGAGGCAATACTTGATTTTTGATTACCAAACATATCATACTGTAAAGGACCAGATATAGGAGGTTGATCAGTAAATGCTGTAGGTGTAGCTACAATAGGAGCAATTGGTGGTTGATCAACGGTAGGACTACGGGGATCGGCTAATACTTGTGGTTGTTGGTACGCAGAGGCTAAACGCTTACGTTCTTCAATTTGCTGTTCCGTTGTCATTTGACTGCCCGGCTCAGATAACTTTAAACGCTCAAATCTTTCTCGTTCTTCTGGCCGCATTTTGTAGAGTTCTCTATCTACATTTTGTAACGGAGCGTTTGGAACTGGGTCATAAGGACTTGCCATATCAGGACGTATGTTAGACTGAATTTCACGTAAAGCATCCGCACTTAATTGTTCAACAATATTATCTTTAAGACCTTCTTCAGTTTGTCCACTAGGCAAAGGTTTACCCAATAACATATTTCTATACTGTAAGGTAGCTGCTTCTACAGCTTCATCATAAGCCCTACCTTTTTCAGCTTCTGCTATAGCATAGTTTGCACTAGACACAAATTCTGGGGGCGTAATCTCGCCTAGTTCAGGAACCATTGCAGTTGC